TATATTCTTCTTCTGTGTAAGTTACAGAATATGGTGTTTTATTTTCATCACAATGATCTAACCACATCCTCCTACAAAATTGGCTAAATTTTTCTTCGGTCATATTAGAATTCCTTTAAAAGTAAATCTAACTTTTCTTGAGCATTAGCCATCTTTTCCATGAGTAAATCCATAGACTCTATAATGTGGGGATGCTCTGCTACTCCCATACCTAATGAAAAGTAAGTGTCTAACTCTGATTTAGCTATTGCTACTTCTGCTTCATACTTCTTTTGAAGTGCATCAAATCTTCCTTCATACATATTATCAAATTTATCTTCCATATTATTATCCTTCACAACTTAAACATTCTACATCTTCAAGCTTAACTCTTTGTACTTTTACATTTACATTCTCAGCACTCCGAGCAGCATCCGATCTAAAATAATATAATGACTTTAGTTTATTCATTGCGTACCAATGTACATCATTGACGTACTGTAAATATTCATCATGAACTGATTGAGACTCTGTAGCTTTAGGCATAGTGAAAAATAAATTAACACTTTGACTTTGACATACATACTGCTGTCTCATGTGTGCATGTTCTACTAAATAGATTTGATTAATCTCTGTAGCAGTTTTAAATATTTCTTTTTCTTCTTCTGAAAGAATATCTAGACCTTGAACAGAACCACTAGCAATTGCCATTTCTTTCCAAGCCTTTTCTCTTTCTTCAACAGTTAATCCTTTTTTCTTTAAAAGTCTTTCCAAGTATCTATTCCGAACTTGGTAAGAACCGGATAAAGTTTTGTGCGTATATACGTTAGCACGATATGGTTCAATACTAGGGGAAGTACCACCACATATAATAGAGCTACTGGCATTAGGAGCAATAGCCAAGAGATGAGCGTTACGCTTATTGCTACCATGTATATCAGGAGCTTCGCCACGTTCATTAGCCAATCTTTTAGTCGCTTCAACAGACTGTTCTTTGATATGAGAGAAGGCGACATTATTGATACTAGTAGCTCGTAACCCTTGGAAAGGTAGTCCTTCGCTTTGGAGTAAAGCATGAAAGCCCATCGCTCCAAGACCCACCGACCTTTCTCTATAAGCTGAATAAGCAGCTTTAAGTAATCCTTCTTTTTCGTCCTTAACATATTTCTTAAACCTCTCAAAATTTGCATTATACCCACCAAGTTTACTTGTATCTATTATTGCTTCAATAAAATGCTCAAGCACATTATCTAACATAGTAATTAGATCACTAATAAATTCATCATTCTTTTTCCATGTATTAAAATGTTCTAAATTTACACTTGATAAACAACATACTGCTGTTCGTTCTTCATTAGTAGCTAATACTATTTCTGAACATAAGTTACTTTGATTTACTCTAAGTCCTAAATCCTTTTGTTCTTTTGGTAAATATTCATTACAGGTATCAATGTTAATCATGTAAGGTTCACCTGTCTCTGCCCTTGCATTTAACATCTGCCACCATAAATCTCTGGCATTAATAATCTTGACTGCTTCCCCACTTTTAGGATCTATTAATCTCCAATCTTCATCATTCTTTACTGCATCTAAATATTCATTAGTAATATTAATTGCATTGTGTATATTTAAACACTTTCTGTTTATATCTCCACCAGATTCTTTTCTCATGTTTATAAATTCTTCTACTTCTGGATGTGATATATCCATGTAAGCAGCATACGAACCTCGTCTAGTAACACCTTGATTAAAGGCAAGCATCTGAGAATCTACGACATGCATGAATGGGATTGATCCAGTAGAACGAGAATGGTTAGAAGTACCAATACCATTACTCCTAACATTTCCCCAATATCCACCGATGCCTCCACCTGAACTAGCGAGCCAAATGTTTTCATCATAATGATCAGATAAACCCCGCCTACTGTCAGGTACATAGTTAAGAAAGCAGCTAATAGGTAAGCCACGAGTCGTTCCCCCGTTAGAAAGTATAGGAGTACTAAACATAAACCATAAATCGGAACTGTACTCATAAAGTCTCTGTGCAAGATCAAAATCAGTTTCTCCTTTATATGTTGCACCAAAAACACTAGCCCTTGCGAAAGCTTCTTGAGCATGAGTCTCTTCCTCCCAAAAATATCTATCCTTTAATGTATCTAAACTAAACTTATCTAGTTTCTTTTCTTTATCATAGTTTATAACTATTCCTAGATATGGTTTTTTACCTATCTTATCTTCAATCATTACTACTCCTTTCTGAATTAAGGTGTAATGCAATTAAAGAATAATGAATAATTTTAAATAAATCTTTTTTTGATTTGCCATCTTTCTTTCCATATCTCATAGCATATTTCATAATATTACCTATGCAGAAACCTTCACCATGACCGGCATCTATAATCATATCTGTTGCTTGATATTTTGAGTTAGCATAATGTTGTGTATAAGTATCATCAACATATTTTTTTATTTCATTTATATTAATGTGTTCGTTAAATTTATATTCCATATGTTATCCTCAATGTATTGTGTCGTCTTCTGATATACCTGTCAATCTTCTTTTAGATTCTAGTTCAAGTAATTCTTTCAGTTTATCTATCACTTCTGTTTCTACTTCGTTTATATTATGTCCGGAAAAAATAAAACTTCCAATAACCATAATGAGTTCATTCAAATCAATGTCTTCTAAATCCCAAGCAATAATAGCTGTTTTATATTCAGCCACGTTCGAGCTCCTGAACTTGAATATCTGTGATCTCTTTGCCAGTTGCTTTAATAATTTTTTTAATACCTTTAATAAACCAACGTAAAGTATATGCAGAGACTCTAAGATGTCTGTTAGCATAGATATGAGTTTGATCTGGTAAATAGTTTTCTAAGTTTTTAATTGTAACTTTATCTTTTTCTTCGTCAGGTACTACACTCTGTAACCATTCAAGCATTAGCTGTTTTGCGTGTCGTCTTACGAGCTTTTCTTTTTTTGAATTCATGTGTAATTTCCTCTACTTTAGGTTCTTTAACTACTTGTGTTAAATAAGAAAGACCCTTCGCATATTTAAATACTCGAAGACCTTTACCGTTATTTGAATCTTTATGACATTCGACTTTGTGCCTACAGAAAAAACATCCTCTAGGTAGCTTCATGTTACCTGATTGTCCGTCAGGGATAGGTTGATAGCAAAGTTCAGGTGGTGCTGATTTGCGTAAAGATTTCTTGACTGTATTTATTTTACTCTCTATGTTGGGTTTGTCAAGTTCTTCTGGAATATAAAGTGCAAGTTCTCCATTTTCTTTATTCATTGCCAAGAATCCACCCTCGGAAGTACCATGACCTGCTTCGTATCCGGCAAGTTGAGCTAGGTATCCGAAGGTATCATCTTGAGCTAATGTTCCATCCTTGAACTTTTTAAATGCATAGCCTGATGCTGTCTTAACATCTACTACTTCTCCATCAATAACACAATCCATGTGTCCTTCTATTCCTTTTACTTTTACATTCTTCTGTTCATGCTCTACTTTATGTCCGGCTAGTCTAACTAATAATAATACTACCTCTTCTAAAATATGACCATAAAGAAACTTAACAAAAGTACTAGGATTAATAATATTTTCTTGTGGTGCTGCTTTCATGTCATACCACAATTGTCTATTAGGTCTACCAATGTTTGACATACGTAATGTTCCTTCTGATCTTTCAGTAGGTGTGGACCAATGACGTAAGACTTCTTTCATGTCTTCACCAAACTTATCTATAACTTCGTCAGATAGGTTAAGTGATTTACCCTCGCCAAGTACAGAAAGTTTTTTGTAGATATCATCTACTAATGTATTTAATTTTTTCTTTCTCATGATTTATGTTTAACCCATGCACATTTTCTATTATCTGGATTAAATTTTATTATTTGTACGCCTAAACTTTTTTGTTCTTCACTTCTTGTAGTCGTTCCATTAGACCCATTGTTTGATCTAGTTTTAATATCTGTCAAGGTTATATGTCCGTCTTTAACAACAATCAAATCAATTGGACCATCACAACCACAATTTTTAAACACTTCATATCCTTGATCCCATAACCAAGTGACTGCATAAAATTCTGCAAAGTCTCCTCTGCGATTATCACTTTTATCCTTAATGTGTTTCATTTAAATCTTCTATTTTAAAGCAATATTTTTTAAATATTTTTATAGGTATTAAACATGCAACCTTAGATGATGTATCTCCTTGACCAGTTAATGTTCGTGAAGGTATATTATTAATAGTTATACATTCAACTATCTTTATTGGTGTAGTCCATAATAGTTCTTGTCCTGTAAATATAACCCAATAATCTGCTTTAGTTGTGAGTAACGCAGAAGGAACACTAAACATCATCAACTCTATAAGTATATTCCCAGTCTCACAACTTCTATAATCTCCTTTTATTTCTATTGTTTTATTTTTTTCAGGAACAAATAAATCATAAGGTTTAAACTTACCATCTATTAATACGGAACATGGGTATTTTTTTTTGACTCGATCCAATACAAATTTTTCAATACTATGACCACGTTGTAAATCTTTTTTAAAGTTAGCTGAACTATTAATGTGTTTCACTCCAGTTCTCCCCTATCTTGTATTCCCCATCCATTGGACAGCGAAGGTTATAATATTCTCCGGCTTTAATAATACAGTTTACTGCTAACTCTCCTACAAAGTCTGCTAGGTCTTCTCTAACTTCCATCTGCCATTCGTCATGAATGTTAGCTACAAACTTCGCATCAAGTGTATTTAGTTTTATTACTGAGTCTAACATAACTAATCCACGTTTCATAACAATAGCTCCTCCACCTTGTAATAAAGTGTTGAGAGCAGCGTGCTGTGTGCGAATTAAAAGTTTTCTTCCGTCTAATCCTTTGAGGAAGTTCTTTGCTGATGCTCTTTGAACTTTATCTCTAAGAGATTTAAATGATGGATTACTATCAAAGAATTGTTCTCTAAGTCGCTTGCCATCTTTTTGATTTCCACCAACCACTCTTCCAAGTTTTGCATCTCCTGCTCCGTATATGAGGGCATAGATGAAAGTCTTTGCCTGATCTCTAGATTCAAGTCCTGCAGCTTTTTGATTAAGGGTGTGTATATCTCCGTCAATGATTTCATTTATAAACTCCTCGTCTTGCATATAATGAGCAAGCATTCTTAGTTCTAAACTAGAAGCATCAATACCTACTAATTTATAACCGTCTTCTATTGTCCAACATGCTCTACACTCTGCACCGAAAGGGCTATGAATGTTAGGCACTTGAGCCATGTTGGGATTCCTATGACTCATTCTTCCTGTGATTGTACCATTCGGAATAACAAAACCATGTACACGACCATCATTATCAAGAGCAGCTATCCATGAATCAATCTGTGCAATTCGTTTTTGATACAATAAATAATCAGCAATAAGTTTTGCTTGTGGTATATCATCAATACGTGCTAATGTAGTTTCATCTACAATAGGTTGACCGGTAGGAGTAAACTTCTTAGGTTTCCAACCAAACTCAACTAGATATTC